GGCGACGCGAGTCCAGGGAAATATACCACGGCGGCGAACATGGAGATGCCGGCCATCTGGACCATCGAGTTGCGGCAGGAGATGTACCGGACGCTGATCTGCAACGTGTTCGACTACACTGTGACGCACGCGCAGGCGCGGCGGGTGCTGCCGGCCGATATAGATGACTACTACGACCTGGACTTCCCTGACGCCGTGCCGACGGACGCGAGTACGGTGCAGTTGAAGATGAGCAGTCTGGTGCAGGGCGTCACTGCGGGGCTGCTCGACCCGCGCGAGGCGGCGTATCAGGCGTACCTGGCAATCGGTGCCAATGACATCGACGAGATACTGGAGCGGCAGTTCGGGCCGCCGGGGTCCGAGCCGGAGGAGGTCGCAATTGAGCCGGAGCCGGAGGAGCCAGAGGAGCAGGAGCCGGACGGTGACGCGGGCGGCGCGGTTGCGGAGGCTGTCGCGGTGCGCGCGACGGTTGCTGCGCGACGACGAGAGCGACTGGAGCGAGAGTTTGCGGGAGCAGTACAGCGGCGCTTCATCGCGCCGTGGCACGCGCAGTTGAGCGGCTGGCTGCGGTCGCAGGGGGAGACGATCCCTGAGCGCGGCATCATGCTGACGCGGCTGGAGGCGGTGCGGCCTGACGGCAGCGTGTTGCTGGGGCTGCTGGATGACTACATGCTGCGGGCGGCGAACCTGGGCGGGCAGCAGGCCATCGACATGCTGCGGGGCATGCGGCGGCGCGAGGCAGTGGTGCGCGAGGCGCCGTCGGAGACGTTCGTGTTGCGTGACCCGGCGCTGCGTCGGGCACTGAAGCAGAGTGGCGAGAAGATCACCGGCGAGGTGGTGCAGTTGATGCTTGACGCACTGGCTGAGGTGCTGACGCGGGCGTACTACGAGGATGGGCTGGGGCCGGTTGCCATTGCTGACGAGATCGACACCATCTTCCCGGCGACATACGCCAACCGGGCAGAGACCATCGCGCGGACGGAGACGGCGGCGGCACAGATGAGCACGCTGAACGCGACGTACCAGCGCAACGGCGTCGAGCAGAAGCAGTGGATGTCGTTCTTGGATGATAGAACGCGGGACACACACGCAGCGGCCAATGGGCAGACTGTGCCGATGGATGAACCGTTTGTGGTGGGGGAGGCGCTGCTGATGTTCCCGGGCGACCCGGAGAGCGACCATCCGGAAGAGGTCATTAACTGCCGCTGCGACATGGTTCCGGTGGTGGACGGCGACGTAGAGATCACGTGGCTGGGTGGTGATGGTAGTGAGTAATGAGCGGCGTCGGGGGCGGGGCAAGCGGCGCGTGTGCGAGTTCATCGGGCGCGGCGTCGAGGCGGTAGACAATGCCGACGGGGACTTCCGCGTGATACTTGCGGAGCACGGCTGGACCGAGGACGGCGAGCGGTACTACCCGCTGACGACGTTGGCGGCGGCAGCCGAGGCCGGGCTGTACGACGGCGTGAAAATGTACATCAATCATGAGGGCACCGAGGACGGCGTGCGCGGGCACCGGGACGTGGCGGCATGGGCGGCGACGGTGCAGCCGGGCAGCGTGCACATGACCGAGACAGGGCTCGAGGCCATCGCGCACGTGCATGCCCCGGCGCTGCTGACGGTGCTGGGTGACCCGGTGGCGAAGGCTGGCATCGGGCTGTCGCAGGACAGCTACGTGCAGTATCGCGAGAAGGTCATCGACGGCAAGCCGGCAACGGTCATCGAGCAGGTTCTGCAGGTGAACTCGGTGGACTGGGTGCCTTCTGGCAACACGCGGGGCCGCGTACTCGAGGCAGAGACACAGGAGGACGACATGACTATCGCAGAGATGACGCTGGAGGAGTTGCGCGAGGCGCGGCCTGACCTGGTGGATGCGCTGCTGCAGGAGCACGGGGACGCAGGGACATCAACAGCCGATAAGGAGGCTGAGGAGATGGACAAGCAGGCACTGGCAGCAGTCGAGGCAGAGAAGGCGGCACTGCAGGCGGAACTCGATGCAGTGAAGGCGCAGGTTGCGGCGGAGCAGGAGCAGCGGGCGTCGGAGGCGGCGGTGACTACGCTGGTTGCGGCATCGGGGTTGGCGCCGCACGAGGCGGCGCGTGTGATCGAGCGGCTGCGGGGGCAGGCCATCCCCGAGGCCGAGCGCGAGGCGCGGGTGCAGGAGGCCGTGGATGCTGAGCGTGCGCACACGGCGGCAGTGCTGGCAGCGGCGGGTGTACAGACGCGGGTGACGGAGGCCGGTGCAGCGGAGGCCGGCAACGCGGGCGGCTACTCGGAGGAGGCACATCGCGAGTGGTGCCGTCGGCATGGTGTTGAATACATCCCCCTGAAGGCGGGTGAGTGAGCATGCCCTACCTGGACATTGTTGAGGCGAGCAAGCACGAGGCGCGGAGCGAGGGCGGCGGGAACCATATCACGCTGACTGACGCAGACTTCGCTGCCGGCGAGCTTGAGGATATCACGAGCGGCGACCTGGTTGTGCTGGACACCGGGCTCTGCGGCGTGGCGTTAACGGACTACAACGAGGACAACGGCGAGGTCGTCATCGACATCACCGGCTGCCACTGGCTGCCGGTGTCTGACGACGTGATGATCGGCAGCCGCATCTACTACGACGAGGACAGCGAGATTCTGCACGCGGGCAACACGGGTGACAATGACGTGTTCGTCGGCTTCTCGTTGGCCTACGACACGAGCTATACGTCTGCGGCCGTGGACATTCCTGTCCGGCTGTGGCCGTTCGGGGAGTGTGAGGCATGATGGCTGCTGAACTGATGCAGATGGTAGACTCGACGGAGAACATGGGCGGCTCGGTGTCGCTCAGTCGCTATGCGGAGGCCGTGCGTGCGGGACGCGTGCAGGAGGTCCAGACGACCTCGGACTTCGCGCACCTGGCTGACCTGGTTGATCGCGGCGTCAAGCAGGGCTACCTGAACGACATGGTGCCGATCACCTGGGAGACGCTGGGCTGGCGGCGCGACGCAGCGGACTTCCGGCCTGTGCGCGACTACGAGATCAACGCTGCCCGGATCATCCCGGCGGTGGCGGAGAAGGGCGAGTACCTGCCCATCGACCCGGAGCTCAGCAGCTACGAGTTCACGCTGCGCAAGTACGGTTGCCAGTGGGACCTGTCATGGGAGGCGTGGCTGTCTGACCAGCGCGACCTCTCGCTGCTCGGCGACTACCCGGCGAGTTGGGGTCTGAGCGCGCGGTACACTCGCGAGTATCTGTTCACCGCGAGCTGGGCTGCGAACACGACGCTGTTTACGGCGCCGCAGGGGAACCTGATCGACGATCCGCTGGACCTCGACGGCGAGGGCCTGGCGGCTGGCATCACGGCGATCCGGAACTTCACGGACCCGGCGGGGAACGTCAGTGTGTACCCCGGCCCGCTGTTCCTGGTAGTGCCGCCTGCACTTGAGTACAACGCGCGGCGGCTGGTTGACTCGACCGGGATGAGTGGGGCGGCGGCTGACGTCGCGACGAACAACCCGCTCTACGGCGCGGCGACGGTGATCGTCAACCCGTTCCTGCCGGTGGTGGACACTGGCGTCAATGCTGACACGACATGGTACCTGTTCGCGTCACCGCGGATTCGGCCGGCCGTGCGGTATGGTTACCTGCGCGGTTATGAGAACCCCGAAATCTGGGTGAAGGACAGCGACGCGCGGGCGATGATGAACAGCAGCGATGACCCGTTCGCTGGCTCGTTCGCGACTGACGACATCGCATTCAAACTCCGGTTCACGTTCGGGACCGGGCTTGTGGACTGGCGCGGTGCGCTGATGTCTGACGGCACTGGGTAGCGCGCGGTGCGGCGGCGGCGCGGCGCGCATAGGCAGGGGGCCGTTAGCCCTCCCGGACGGTCCCCTGCCGCACACTGAGAACGAGGAGGCAGGCGGTGGCAGGCGCAGGGGCAGCGACGTATGACATCGCGACCGACGTGGGGCGCGTGCGGCTGCTGGTAGCCGACACCGACACTGGTGATGCTACGTTCTCGGACGCGGAGATCGAGTGGGCTCTGGCGGCTGAGGATGGCGTCTACCGGGCGGCGGCGCTGCTGCTGCGTGCGCTGGCTGTTGACAGCGCGCGGCTGGCTGTGCGGGTGTCCCGCGGCGGGGTGAGCGAGGACTTGACACAGGTGGCCGCGAACCTGCGGGCGCAGGCCGACGCCTACGAGGCGAAGGCCAATGCCGGCATACCTGACCTGAGCAGCGTGGTGTCGCCGTCGTGGGAGCCGTTCTCGGCGACGGAGAACCTGCTGACGGGGCGACCGCTATGAGACAGCGGAACCTCGGCGATGCGCTCGGCAGCTTGATGCTGCACTCGTATGACATGCGCGCGCGCGTCGAGCAGCGGGTGTCCACGGACACCACCGAGGGCGAGTGGGAAGAGAGCATTGCGAACCTACTGTGCACGGTGCAGGACCAGAGCGCGCGGGAGCGGCAGGGGACCGATGCGGTGTACACTCACCCGGTGACGCACGTCGCCTACTGCGACGAGGATGCGGACCTGAGCATCGGTGATCGGCTGGTGATGACGTGGCGCATGGTGGCGACGCGGGCACTGTGGCAGCGGCATGGTCGCCGCCGGTGGGTAGCGGTGACCGAGACGGAGCGGTACCTGGTGTTGGGCAAGCACCGAGTACAGGGCCTGCCTGAGCCGCACAACCAGGTACAGCTTGACCTGTGGCAGATGACGCCGACGAGGTAGCTATGGCAGGGCGAGTGGAGATAACCGGGGATGCGCTGGCGGTGCTCACGCAGATGGGCACGCGCAGCCACGGCGTGCTGCTGAAGGCTCTGCGGAAGGCGACGAGCAAGGTCGTGCGGGATGCGAAGGCGAACGTGCGGCGGCTGCTGAACCGCTACCCGATGGGCAACCTGTTAGGGAGCATCACCGGCGATGTGAACGCGCAGGGGCTGTTCTCGAAGATCGGCCCGCGGCGTGTGGTGTATGCGGCGATCCATGAGTTCGGCGGGACCATCGTGCCGGTGCGGGCTCCGCGGCTGGCATGGTACAGCAAGCGCGACGGGCACTGGTACACAGCGATGAGCGTGACCATCCCGGCGCGGCCCTACCTGCAACCCGCATTGGATGACAACGAGCAGTTCATCGAGGACACGTTCGCCGATGCAGTCGAGGAGCTTCTCTGATGCCGGGGCCGCTGCCGAGCGAGATCATTGCTGACTACCTGACGGCGCTGCGTGCGGCGACGGAGTTCAGCGGCGTGAGCATCCGGCGGGGGCCGATCCAGGCACTGCGGCTGGGTGCGCACACGGCGGCCATCGTTGTTGAGCTCGGCGAGCTTGTGGGCGGCGAGGAGTCGCGTGGCAGCGGCAACACGTGGACGCACAACTGGGCGCTCAACGTGACACTGCTGGTGCCGGACGACCCGGACGACCCGGACGCTGCCGAGGACGCGCGGCTCGCGCTGCTCGATGACTGGCTGGACTGGCAGGGCGAATTGCAGCAGCGGTGTATGGCGGCGGCGAAGGTCGGGGTCATCACGAAGGCAACGCCGCTGCTGGTGACGGTGACGGCGGACACTGAGCAGGTATACCGCGCCGTCGAGTGCACGGTCACATACATGGCGCTGAGGAGTGGGTAGACGATGGCACAGGCAGCGACTACGGGGCTGTTCCAGTGGTTGAAGTTCGGTACGGCGTCCGCCAACACCGGCACCGGCATTCTGACGGGCGGCACGCTGTCGCATGATGCGCAGGTGCGGCGACGGATTGGCGTGGGCGGCAACGAGCGGCGGCGTGGCGGCATGGTGGCACCGGGCGGGTCCGCGACGTTCTACATCACCGACACGAACCTCGCGCTCATCAACGCTGCGCTGCGGGCGTCGTATCCGCGCGGCGTGCTGACGAAGTTGGAGATCGAGGGCGGCGCCGACACCTGGGCGCGTGCCTACAGCGACGCCGTGATCACCACCGCGAGCATCGAGTATGCGCGCGAGGAGGGCGTCCGCGCGACGGTGAACTGGGGCTCTCTCGGCGTGGATACGGGCACGGGTTCCTCGCAGCCTGCGGAGACCAATGACATCTGGGAGGACTATGACTGTATCATCACCGGCGGCACGTATATGGCTGCCGGGGAGTACGGCGTCAGCGGGCTGACCATCAACATCGACAACCAGGTCAGCTTCCACAGCAACGGCAACACGCGGGCGGCTGGCAGTCTGCGGCTGCCGCAGTTCTACGTGTACGGCACCGAGATGCTGACCGTCAGCCTGACCTGCGACGAGCCGATATTGGACACTACGCTCGGCCAGTGGGCCGACTGCATGCCGGATAACCTCGACCTTGTGCTGACCGGCGAGAACTGCGACGGCGATGTGTTGACCATCCAACTGAGCGCGCTGATGCCGAGCACGGACGAGCACGGGTTCGTCGGCGCTGAGACGCTGGCCGGCTGGCAGTACACGTTCCAGGGCTCGGCGTATGCCGGGAGCCTGACGATAGGCATCACATAACGCCGCGACAGGCGGCTACACGGGAGGATGATTGTAGTGGCACTGCACGACCTGGACGAGGGTGCATGGAGTGTCGTGGTGGGCGGGCGCGAGCTGAGGCTGCGCCCGCTTTGTGCTGCCGACTATGTGCAGAAGGAGCGCGAGCAGTTGGCGCTGCGGGCGACGGAGGAGGAGTGGCGCACGTATATGCCGCTGCACTATAGCGCGTACATTCTCTGGCTGGCTGCGCGTCACTACCAGCCGGACCTGAGCGCTGATGACGTGTATGAACTCATAGACACACTGTGCGCAAGCGGCGACGGTATAGACGCCGACTGGTGGGCGGAACTGTACGCGCGATGCCTGGGGGGGACTGCACTGGTGACGGCGATGCGCGGGGACCCGGAGCCCGCGACCCCGGCGACGCCGTTGTCATGCTCTGCGAGCGAACCGGGTGGAGCCTCGACTACGTGATGCAGATGCCGCTGCCGCAGTTGCGGGGGTTCCTGGAGCACTTGGCGAAGATCGACCGAGTGAGGGGTGAGTGACATGGCCGACCGCGAGCTGAACGTGTTCATCCGTGCCATCGACCGGCTGAGCGGGCCGTCGCGGCAGATGAGTTCCAGCATGAAGCAGCTTGAGGCTGCGGCGTCGCAGGCTGCCGACGTGTTGCAGACGCGGCTGGTGGTAGCGAGCGCGGCGGTGGTCGCTGGGATGGCGGCGGCGGCGAACATGGCTGCGCAGTACGGCGACGAGCTGGCGAAGACGAGCGACAAGACGGGCGTTGCGGTAAAGGACCTGGCGCGGCTGCGGTACGCGGCGGAGCAGAGCGGGGTGGGGTTCGACCAGTTGCGCATGTCGCTGGCGCGCATGAGCCGGACTGCGAATGCCGCCTCGCAGGGTACTGGCGAGGCGGCGCGTGCGTACCAGGCGCTCGGTGTGAGTGTCACCGATGCGAGCGGCAACCTCAAAGGCGGGCAGGCTCTGTTCACCGAGGTTGCAGAGGCTTTGCGGCGCGTCGAGAACCCGACGCAGCGGTCGGCGCTGGCGATGCAGATATTCGGGCGGTCGGGCGCAGAGTTGCTGCCGCTGTTGAACAAGGGCGCGGCTGGCATCGACGAGTTGGCGCAGCGGGCGGAGAAGCTTGGGCTCGTGATGAGCGAGCAGGCGGCGCGAGACGCGGAGCGGTTCAAGGACGCCATCAATGATGTCAAGCTTGCAAGCAAGGGCGTCGTGGTTGCCATCGGCGAGGCGGCATTCGGGACTGCTGAGTGGACTGAGAAGCTTGCCGAGGGCGTCGGGGCGGTGGCGGGCTGGGTGCGTGAGCACCAGGGCGCGGTGCGGGTTGTCGGCTGGTTGGCCGGCGGCATTAGCGGGCTGACGCTCATGGTGGTAGGCCTGAACAAGTCGATGAAGTTCGCGACTGAGACGACGCAGATGGTGCGGACGATTCTGGCGTGGTACACGGCGCGGGTGGCGGCGAACACGACGGCGATCAACGCAGAGACGGCGGCGCTCGGTGCGAACACGACAGCGCAGGCGACGAACGCCGCTGCTGCCCGCGCGGCGGGTGCGGCGCGGGGTGCGGGCGGGGCCGCACGTGCTGCAGGTGCGTTGGGCGGGCTCGGCGGCATCGGCGCGCAGTTGAGCAGTCTGGGCACGGCAGCCGCAGGCGCG